TATGAGAAAAGATAATTGGGAAGAAGAAGTAGATAATACTGAATTAATGATAGACCTTTTGTTTGAGACAAGCATAAGTGTTTCTGATATAGCAAAAGAAGTTGGATGGCCAGTATCAAAGGTCAACCAAAAAATAAATCAGCTTGGTCTTTCTTGGTTGAAGAATTCTAGAAAAAAAATGTCAAGAGGACAAACTGCATTGACATTGATAATGAAGAAACTGTTACCAGGTGAAGATATAGTTAATGAATTTTATTTAGATGATAAGCTTAGACTAGATGTATATTGTCCAAGCTACAAGTTAGCTGCTGAATACCATGGTCGTCAGCACTTTTACTATACGTCTAGATTTTATGAATCAAAATATGATTTCATTGACGCCCAAAACAGAGATCAAAAAAAGATAGATTTGTGTAAGCAAAATGGGATTGCGCTAGTTGTATTTAGGTATAATGATAGACTAACAGAAGATGCAGTTTTTGACCGCATGCTAAGTGCTATAAAAGATTCTCCTTACATCAAACAGGAAAAAGTAAAAAATAGTTTGTACGATACAGACTATTACAAAGCTTTTAAAAAGAAAAGATCAGAAGAACGAAAGAAAATGTATAGGGAAATAAAAAAGAAGAGAAGAGATGACAACAGAAATAGTTGAAGAAAATCTAGATACACCAATTGAGTATCAAATCTTTGCCCTATGCCTTAGAGAACAAGACGCCATAGTAAGATTTAATGAGGAATTGCCTGCAGATATTGTTGGAATTAATCATGGTCAAAAAGGAATACATGAGTTTTATTGCGCACTACTTGAGTACTACAACGCAACAAAACTTCCGATAGTAGATCCAATAGGGTTCAGAAACTGGCTTGAATCAGAAACAGACATAAGAGAAGGTCTTGGCGGAAATGCTGGAGTCTCTGTTATGATGGACCTTTTGGCCTCTCTTGATCTTTCTACTGTAGATTCCGTTGTGCAGATTGTTAAGTACAAAGCCAATAAAAGAAAGCAGCTTGATTACCTGCAAGAGCTTCAGATAATACTCAATCAAAAAGGCGCAAAGTCTGACAAAGATATAGCTAGAATAAATTTAATTACTTCAGAAATAAAAGAGTTAGAAAATACACTAAACTATAATCCTCTTGAAAAGCTCACCACTGGTTATGATATATCTAAAAGAGCAGAGTCACTATTAAATATTCCTAGCTTTCTTCCAACCCAGTTTAAATCTTTAAACAGAGCCATGGGCTATACTGATGACGGTGGGTTTTATAAAGGTGCAGTCCATGCCATCATTGCGCCATCAGGCAAGGGGAAAAGCACCTTTGCAAAATGTTTAGTAAATAATTGGGTTGAGAATGGCCACACTGCTTTGTACGTTAACTTTGAAGAGGCTGTTGGCCACTGGGAAAGAATATTAATGACTCAGGTTATTGGTAGAAATGTTTATTTAGAATCCGAAAATTGGACAGAAGAAGATAAGAAAAAATACCTAGGACAGTTTACATCTAAGCTTGAAGAGTGGGGCGATAAATTAATGGTGCGCCATGATCCAGATACCCCGTATTTTGAAGACCTTGAAAGATGGCTTAGAGACATAGTAGACTATGCAGAAACCCCAGAGGTAGTTGTTATTGACACAATTCAATCTATGTTTACCAAAGGCGGAAAAGGTAAACCAAGATGGGGCGAGTTTGAAGAAATGATGGTTAGATTAGAAAAACTAGCAAGAGATATGGACTGTGTATTGATCATTACAGCACAAGAAAACTCTAATAGAATGAAAGAAAAAAGAGAAGTTGTTCAACAGTCTGACACTGGTGGATCTCTAGCTATTCAACAGAAATGCGCTGTAACAATATTTATAACAGAGAAAAAACTTATAAGCGGTGATGATTCAGAAGATGAAAACATCATGCAGCTACAAATACCCAAGAATAGAATTACTGGTTCAAGCTTTTTATATAATCCTCCTTTGGTTAGATATATAGATTCAAAAAAGATATACGAAGAGTATGAGCCAGTTACCCAAGAAGATTATGACACTAGCTCTTTGCTAGATGACCTATTAGATGATGGTGATTTTGACATATGAGAGAACTAACAGTAGATTCAATTAAGGATTATCAAATATGTGCCCTTTTGTACAAGTACAGACACGACGAGGGCATGTCAGAGACTATTCATTCAAGAGATTTAATAAGCACCAGATTTGAAAATACGATTAAAAGTATTATAAATTATTTTTTTTATAAAAAACAAGGAGGCCTTGTTCCGTCTTATTCATCATTATTAAATAGATGGGAAAAATTATGGTTTAGTAAAGACGTAACTTCTTACGACATAATACATGAACAACATGAAAGTTTTTATGGCAATACAGCTAGCTTGACATCAAGAGCTGCTGCTGTCCTCCTTGAGTTTTACAATGTACATGGAGAATCTAATGCAATTCCTTTAGCTATAGATGAGAGTTTTCACTTACCAGTTGATAAGCATAGTAAGGTAAAAGGAAAATTTGACTTAATAACTTTTGATGGATCTAATTACTTGGTCTACAAATGGGTTTTTAACTTTAGAAGTTCTCATAGCTCTTTGTATCAAATGGATTTTGCTGTTCTTCACGACGCTTTTAAGCATAAATTTAACACCGAAATTAACAAAGCTAAGTTTGGTTATTATGACTTAGCTTCTTCTTCTCAAAAGTTTATTGAATATTCTGTAGAAAAAGATGATTCACAAGCCTTGAAGTACTGGTGTGCTACAATAGAAGAGGACAATAAGTTTGCACCTAGAAGAGGACTAACTTCTTACTGCAAGAAGTGTCCTTTTGACGCACCGTGTTCTAAGTGGAAAGATTGGGAGTAATGAGTAAGGGTTCAATTCTAGACGAAATTCTTAATAAAGAAGATGTTTCTATATCTTACGAAGAAGAAAGTAAAATATTAGAGCCTTTGTCGCATGAATTAGAAATGATATCTAATTCTAATATTAAGAGTTTTGTTAAATCAATTTTATTAAAATCAGAAGGCTTCTGGAAGATACCATCTAGTTTTTCTGGGAAATATCATCCATTAGATGAGCACAACGAGGGTGGAAATGTACTACACACAAAGAGGGTAGTTAGGGCTTCTAAAGTTCTTTGTGATTCCTATTCGTTAAGCGATGAAGAAAGAGACATAGTCTACGCAGCGTGTTTGCTGCATGATGTAACTAAAGGAGTGCTTGATAGTGACAAAGAAAATTTTCATTATGATCCCATGCATCCTTATACGGTTGGAAAGTTTGTAGAAAAATGTCAGCAGCATGATAAAAGATATGCTGGCGAAGCTCAGTCATCAACTTTATTTCTTTCAGAAGAAACAGTACAAACAATACTTCGTTTGGTTAGGTGTCATTTAGGTCCTTGGTCTCCAGTTCCAGAGACTGTTCCTGTTACTTATTTGGATATCATAGTTCATTTAGCAGACAATTTGGCATCAAAGGTTCACTATATAGTTGACGGTGACGATATAATAGAAGAACGATGGAAGTTTTAGAAGATAGAATTTTAAAAAGAAGTTATATTCTAGATAATTTAGAATACTACATTGCAGAGTCTGTGTATTACAGGTCTTTCTCTGATGAAATTAACTTTAACGACAAGAAGACCTTGTATAAATTGGGTGATTTAGATGGAAAAGTTCATATAAAATGAAAGTATCATCAGACCCAAACAAGTTTACATACTCATGGAGATACGTAGAACTAGCCAGACACGTGCCGAGTCTGAATAGAATTATAAGAGAGAAGCACAAAGACATACCAATCTTAATAGATATAAATGACGTGTCTAAGTATAGTTCTAAGTATAAAAACACAGGAATATATACTTCTATTTGGCATTACAACAGCCAAGAAATAGACAACTCAATTCGTTTAGGGTCTTTGTATTTTGACTTAGACAATGAAGACATTCAAATTTCTTGGGATGAATGCAAAAAATTATATAGTTATTTAATTAATTATATTCCAGAATCTAGTTTGTTAGTTTATTACACTGGAAAAAAAGGCTTTCATATAGAATGCGAAGCTTTAGCTCTTGGAATTAATCCTTCAAACATGCTGCACAATACCTTTAGATATATAGCACAGAATATTAAAAGCTTACTTGATCTTTCTTCTTTAGATTTTGCTGTGTATGATCAAAGAAGAATGTGGAGACTTCCTGGCTCTATCCATCAAGATACAGGTTTATATAAAAATTTACTAAACAATAGCTTACTGTTTTCTTCATTAGACAACATAAAGCAGTACTGTGCCGTAGAGCAAAACAATACAGTTGAAGACCAAGTGTTTGACTACAAGGCTAACGAATGGTTTAGCAACTTCTATTACCAAATGGAAGAAGAAAAAAATAAACCAAAAGACATACTTTCATATTTTAATGAACATGGTTCTGGAGCCCTTACTTCATTTGGTGAATCTGAAAAAGTGTTTGACAAACAAGCACTAACTCAGCACTGTTCTGCTGTGGCTAGAATAGAAAAGCAGGCAAAAGAAAAGAAGCATTTAGATCATGAATCTCGTTTATTTTTATGTTCTATATTAACATATACTGATGATTCAATTAAGTATCTACACGAGATCCTAAGCAACTGTGATGACTATAATTTTCAAAAATCTTCT